TAGAAAACATGCACGGCGGCATGCGAAATGGGGGAGTAATTACCGTCCATGCGGGATACGTCTGCCCAAACCCAGTGGGCCCCTTGATCCTCGTAAAGACCAACAAAATAGTTCAAACCCTCGTAATCACCGTCCAACATGACGTGGATCTTGATAAGGGGGCGATTGGGGTTGACGTCAGCGGCGAAACGCTTGGCGACTTGGTCTATGTAGGGACCGACGTACGCATTGTAGGCTGGACTTGTGGCATTAATCATGCGGGGATCTTTCTCGGTATACTCCTCCCCCGAGATAAGCATCAATTTTTCGACTTTCACAAAGCTCTTGATTTCGCTCGTGGGAACTGATCCACTAGCTTGTTTCACCCGCTCCGCTAACAGTTCTTTTCTCTTCGAAACGGGGTACTTTTGCAGCCATTTGGCAAAAGCAGAGTCGGAAATGCCTATCTCCTCAATTTGCAGTTGGTTAAACCCGAATAGCCTATGACTAGGATGTTTTTGATCGAACCAGTTTGGAATGTGATCTAACAAACTTAAGACCTCTTCTGGTTCAGGATCAAGGTGCTCATCAGAACCAACACACCTCCAAATGCCAACATACTCATTCTGCGAGTTGCTGGACCATACCACGGGTGGGAACATGGGTACACCCCATGCCAATTTGAGAATTGGCCTCCCAGACTGAACGTAACGCAAAATATCAACCTGGGCTTCTGCGTGGATGGGTGCGGTCTTGTATTCCACAGTCTTAGACATCAAGTGCATTTGTGTGACATTGTGCACTCCGGGTGACATGGGAGTCCCTCGATTGTTGTTATAGTTCAATACAAAATCCGGTTTCCTGCTAGCAGGTCGCAGGTACCAGTAAATTGCAACAATCACGACCAATACAAGTATCGGTACATTAGAGAGGACTGGTCCAGTCAATCGATTATTGAGGTAAATGGCCTGTGCCCACTTCAGCACAAGCCAATTCCACCCCAAATGAGCAAGCATACCAAATAGCTTGCTGAACCTATGGATGTAATGAACAACATTCCCAGGGATTCGCAAAATGAAACCGGCAGGACCATACTGGTACACACATCTCGCAGTCTCAAAAGCGACAATTAGGTGATCCAACCCCGGGAAAGCCCACTTTGCCATCTCCTCAAGAATAGACATAATGGACACATAGGTCAAGATGCGGGTGGGCAAAGGTGGTAGCTCAAGCAGATACTCGCTAGTGTTGCGAATAACGAACTCTAACTGCTTGAGTGGGACAACATCCGCCATTGATAACATGGTTGATCCCACACTGAACCTGCGTTTGAAGAGGTACAGAGCAATTGCCACAGCGGTGCCACCCAACACGAATTTGATACCGACGTGTTTTCGCACCTTAAATGCCAGAGTGTCTGCCCACGCTTGGGCTGTGTTGCGGGACCACCACCATATTCCAGTGGTGAATTTACGGAGAGCACTCTGCAAGGTTGCTTCATCATCTTTGATGTTCCAAAAGAATGATAAAACAGCCAAAGGGCCGACAGCAGCAGACCTTGCTTCAGGAGACATTTTGTAACTGAGAAGCAATTGCTTGGTCGCTTGAACATGCAATATGAAGTTGTCGGCCGTTCGAGGCATCATAGACACCTTGAACAATAATTCATGGAAACACACCTTGGGCAACACAAACTTCTTGCTGCTCACAGTCGTAACTTCGACCAAGGTGCCAACACTGAAGAGTTCAACTGGCATATCAACCTGCTCGTTGGCCAGAGATGCCACATTGGTGGCGTGTTGGGAGTTGAGTTTTCCCAGGTTAACCGGGCCGTAATGCGAATCGTTCCCGATCGACATGTCTAGAGACATGTCAATGACTGGGCCACGGACTGGGGAATGGAAAAGGGCGTACACATAGGTGTGCCCAATCTTGGTTTCCAGATGATAACCGATCGTGCCGTTAGGAGTAGGCAAACAACCGGCTGGCGAGTCAAGCCAATCTAGGGCATCGTGGACATAGGTCTCACCGTCGATTTTGGCAATGACACGCCCAGTCTCCTTTTTGTAGGCCATCTCGTGAATCGCGCCCTCAATCGCCCTAAAGCGGTGGATGACGCAAAACAGTGGGACTTTGACCAGCTGCAAAAACTGGGACAAATAGGAGACATCAAGGTAATATAAAGAATGCACGCTAATGGCACCACAAATTTTCTGGGTGCAATGACACGCTGCGTCTACGTAGTTCTCAAGTGTGTGCTCACAGTAGCGTGTTCCGGGAGTGTATTTGGAGTTGCGGTAACAATCAGAAGGGGTGATCACGGGGCAGAGGCCATGGACAAAAGGTCGGCCTTTGTGCTGCGCCATGGAGGCACCGATATCTAAAACGGTGCCCTCATCTTTCC